CATCGCTATGATTAATTAACTAATGAACAAACTGAGATTTGTTTTAGTCGTATTTTATAGCACTATGTCAAGCTTTAACGCTCCCGTAAGAATCAGCGAATTCTTGTTGGACACAGCATCACGCCTTTTTGGCTTTGCGACCTTAGCAGTGTGCCTTTGTGCCCTTGCGACCCCTCTTGTGTGTTTTTATATATTTAATAGACATATACAGACTGGTATTATACATCCGAAGTCTACTTGCTTTGCAGGTAGTTTGTACTGTATCGGTTGTGACGTATTAGAGAAAATAACAGCGAATCTCTCGTACAGTTACATACAAATAAAACTAAGGAAAGTTAGCGGACGACTCGTGTCCGTTTTGCAGCTACTAGTTCCTCCTTTGGAGAATTTTGGGTGGTGTTTGGGTGTATTGGCTTTTGTGATTGTCAAAGTCACACAGCTTATACTGAGTCTCATTGCGGTGAGTTTCATTATGACATATATGGTTATGACCATTGTGTATTTTGAAGCTAACATGCAACCAGGGGACCTTGTTTACAATGTATTTATGTATATATCGGCTTTTTGCCTTGCGTGCGTTATTTTGTTATTGTGGGGGTTTCTTAGTTATGTATATATTACCCAGGATTTTGTTTTTGGATGGAGAACTTTTGTATATTTGTACAATAGGTTGATTCGAGGCCCTGTTGGAGATTTATTTCGACCAGTGGCACGGAATGTAGTTTTTGTAAATACTTTTGAAGTCCAATCTGGCAGATTACCTTACAAGGCCCCTAAACCTAGTGAGGATGATCTTCGGTTTTCCGAGGATCTACGAAAAATTTACGCTGAGACTGGAGAGATTGCCGAAACTTCTACTAAGAAGCTAGACAAACTTTTCAAACTCGGAAAGCGAGAACGTAGAACTAAGATTGATGCATCTAAGGCTAATTTTAAGCCCGTGATCCCAGTTTTAGACCAACGCACGCTTGAGAACCAGTTAACACATATCAAAGGCCCCACATTTCGTGGAGTTGGAGGTTTAGTGTTTCCTGAGCGAATGTACAAGAAGGTTCATGTACCTAATGTGTTAGCAGCCCTCGATTATGAGGCAGTACCGGGAATTATCGGATCATTATTAACTTATGAACCGAGAAGTTTTCCTAACCCTGAAGCAGCGAAAGAATTCGAAGAGTTTAAGCGCCAATTGCAGTATGTTAAGACCACCTGGATGGATAATCCAAATAAGGAGGAGGGTTCTAATGCCGAAGGTAATGAGCGTCTTAGAGATTTTCTCATATATACTTTTATTGAGATGAGAACTAAGATTGTTCACATTCCAAAAGCATATGCACACCCCCTTGGTCAGTTCGCATACAAGCCGAATCCCTTCATTGTTATGAAGGATTTCGATATGTGCCACTTTCAGCCAACTAAGACTCGTAAGGGAGATGAAGTCGAGCCACTTCTCACAAGAGATGGACCTCCGAATATTCTTTATGATCTCGTGAGTGCTGCTAAGAACAGCAAGTTCTTGGATATGCAGAAAATTAAAAGTATTCTGCATGGCATGATTACGGAAGGCAAGACTCTAGAAGAGATAATTGCGAACTTTGAGTATAGATGTTATTTGTGGAAGAAAAAGGATAAGCTAGAAGATTTTTCAAAATTTTCTTGGCTTGTTCCATATGTGCATCCTGAAAAGTTGTACATTTCTACGACAAATCAGCAGCTTATGCTCACAATGTGTAAAGACCATATAGTCGATTTACGTGCTCAAATTTTAGAGTATGTTCGACAATATTTTGCCACATCGCGGTTATCCAACAAACAAAGGAACGAACACAGGTTAGAACGAATAGAAATGGTTAGAACTGAAATGAGATCTGTTGACGCACAAGTTATGTTTATGCTTGGTGCGTCAAAGAAAGAGGTTGCTAACCATGTCTTTGCCCAGAAGATCCGATCGATTAATAAGGAGCTTCTGAAAGGAGGAGCGTTTATGGAACTTCGCAATAAGACGAAGAAAGATAAGTCAGCTTTGATCTCTAGAGATAGAGATAGTAAGTTTGAGACTAATCACTATTCTCTTAGTGAAGATTTTGAGACGCAAAGTGGATTCATTCAATACTTACTCCCCTCGATGGGAATGATGAGTATTTTAGGAGTCTGGGGCTTCTGTTTGTACCAGCAATACGCGCCACCAGTCAACAAGATTGGTAGTATTTTGCAGAAACTTGAACCAGAACTGGATGCAGTTTTGGGTATGGTAGACAAATGGAAAAATTTCAACATTGGTGATGGCTTAGATGATTACCACACGCTTCGTGCGTTGGAGATCAAATCTGTAATCCATACACTTTACTATATTTATAATGGTGATATGTATGGTGCTACTGGTTGGGCTTCAAACTTTTTGTTAACGCGTCCTAAAGAAATTAGGGACATGTTGTCGAATCTTGACCTTACGGTCACAAAGACCATAGGGCAGTGTTCAACTCCCTCTTTTATTTTTAAAGGAAAGGAGCTCTTTTTCACTGCTACTGGTTTTGCGAAAGTGCAAAAAGCTTTTGACACTTGTGATCCCAATGCTTTTGACATTATTCAGCAAGAAGCAGTCCGAGAATTTCAGCCACAAGCTGAAGCAATGGGTGCCATCACTGAGCTGTTGACAGCCGTTTTTGGTACAATTGGTAATCATATGACTGATGCTGACATGCGTGCGGCAAACACACAATATGCTTATATCAATAATGTTCGTCGGGAAGCTGATCTTAAACTACAACAGATCAAATCTATTGTTTCTGTTGTGTTTCGAACTTGCTTCTCGTTTGATCCTTTTGATATAGACTATCAAGAGTTTGCCTCTGAGATGTTACGTATAATGAACTTTGTTGACTCCAGTAAATTGGAAGCCGATCTAATTGGTAAGGATAGACAAGTTATGCGAACAATTCTAGAAACGCACCAGAAAGCTGCCACAATTCAGATCAATCCACGTTATGCACAGATTCCTTCTTTTATGACTCGTGCATTTGATAATAGGTTTAAAATCTTACAAGACCTAGCTATCAAGAGCGCGCAGTTGTTGAGAGGGACTCATAACAGAATGGAACCTGTTTGTGTTCTTTTTACCGGCCCACCAGAAGTAGGTAAATCAGCAACAGTGAAGTTTCTCCAAGCGTACTTATGCTACAAGGGAGACAAAGTTTATTCTCCAGAGATGTCGTATGTTTTTAATGGAACCGACGACTATTGGGAGGGTTACTGTGGACAACCTTTTGTGTTGATGGATGATTTGTTTAAGAATGCTGATACGAGTATTCGAGCCAATGAGGCATGCGCTATAATAGGCATGGTTAATACCAGTGTTTATGCGCTCAACATGGCTTTTGAAGGAAAGGGAGCAGCTTTCTTTAATTCAGATTACATTTTTGCATCTACGAATATTGCAAATAATGGTATTGATCAATGCACTTGGAATATCGGTCTCACTGATGCAGAAGCTGTGAAGAGGAGAATACATATCTGTCTACACAGGACCAAGAAAATTGAGAAAGATGTTGTCGAAAACACATATCGTGTTGACAGATGTAATCTCCTTCCACATATGATAGGTCAGACACTTACTTCTGCAGAAGTTGGCGATCTAATCATTGGTTACCGTGAGGAACAAGAGAGACTTCACAAGTCTTATGTTTACACACACCAAAGATTAGATCAAGCTTCATATCAGACTCGTAAATTTGACTACTCCACAGGTGCTGTTCTTAGAGATTCTATTCTCGTGACTCGGGAACCAACAGACGTGACTTCTCAACAAGTCCAAATAATTGGTGATACAACTTATGGAGTCCAAGATTTTCCTCAGGGAGAACCTCCAGATTTGGATATGTCGAGAAACCCTGATTCCGGAACTTTGTCATTTACAACACAGACAGGCCCAATTAAACCGTATAAGTTGTATGAGAGATTCGCAGCACATGAGTTCATTACACAAGTATGTTATAGACTTGCGCATGATTACAAAACGCTTAAAATTGAATACAAATATCTGATATTTACTTTTACGTTTTTGACAGCTGCTGTTGCCTCTGTACTTGTTCTGAGATCTTGCTTTGGTATGACTACACAGTCATCTAGCACGAAATTCAAGGATGGTAATAAAGGCAATAAAAAGAAAGGTGGAAAGAAACCTGGTGAAAAAGTTATGCGTAAGCCTGACTTTCACAGATCGACTTTCAATACACAGACAGTTGAAGACAATTATTTGAATTCAATAGTTAACAAAGTGTCTAAGTCAGTTCTCTATGTGCAGGGTACCTGTCACAAACAGGGTGTTTCTTTTCGTGCTATTCTAGTGCATATTCGTGATGGTTATGTTTGCACACCAGCTCATTTCATGCGTGTCTTTGAACATTGGGACTCAGCTACTATGGAGATTGCCATTCCAGGACGAGAAGGACTTCTTGAAATTCCTTTTCCTCAGGATTTCATCTCTGTTGACGGTGAAGATATTATTTTCTTCAAATTGCCATCAGGTATTGATCTTCCACCGGCTATCTACAAGTACTGTGTCGATTATGCCCGGATTCCGAACATTGAGCCTGGAACACCGATTAAGTTACTTAAGACTGATCAGTATGGTGTTTCTAGTTATCTCAATCTTTTGAAGAAACCTGGTGTTAGTTCATTCCACTACCCTGGACATGACAGTGATTTTATCATCACTAATCCTATCACTTACACGGCGTCTACTCAAGGAGGAGATTCTGGTGGTGTTATCACGATTGAGGGACCTCAAGGTCAAGCTTTAGTTGTGGGTTTACACTCAGGTTTTCACAGAGCTTATGGTTTCAGCGCAGCTATGCCTATTTGCAAAGAGTATTTTGATCACTTCTTAGGATCTTTTGAAACTCAATTTGGAAGTTTTCCTTTACAAGTTACAAAACTTGTTTCTGGTCCAGATATGCATTTTCCACCAAAAGAGTCGAAGATATGTAGATCACCTATGTATGGATGGAATGGACCTAGTACTACAGCACCAGCTCACTTGTCACCCTTTCTCAACGAAGAAGGAGTTCTTATTGATCCTTATAACAAAGCAGTTGTTAAGTTACATCAAAAACAGACTCCTCCTTGCCCCATGCCTGTTGTGGAGATTATTGATTATCTTGATGGTCTCTATCCTAGAACTGATGGTGCAGGTCTTGTTTCTTTTGAAGAAGCACTTCGTGGAGATCCAGAAAAAGGCAGTAATGCTATTTGTATGTCGACGTCACCAGGCTATCCTTTTGCTAAGAAAGCTACTAAGGGTAAAGCTCCTTATGTTTATGCAGAAGGAGATGTCTTTCACTATTCACCTGAATTTTTGCAGTTGGTTAATGATAAGATTGAAGCACTGAGACGTGGTGAGCAGATAGAAGTGTATTGGGCTGACGTTTTGAAAGATGAGACTCGTACCCTTGAGAAAGTTCAACTTGGTAAAACTCGTCTTTTCTGTACTTGTCCTCTTGACTTACTCATAATCATGAGAATTTTCTTTCTTGATTTTGTCACATACGTGCAGTCACTTGCAGCAACAAAACCAATAGCAGTTGGGATTAATGCACATTCCCCAGAATGGGCAATATTGCATGCAAGATTGGCTAGATGTGCAGGATCTATCATAGCTGGAGATTTTTCTAATTATGATGGAAAGTTACCCAAGTTTGTTGGTCAGATAGCTCTCGAGTTCATCAATCATTGGTATGATGATGGTCAAGAGAATGCTAGCGTGCGAGCCCTTTTGTTTGAACATATTTACAATCCGACCAGAATTATTTATGACACAGTGTATCAAGTTGTCGATGGGAATCCATCTGGAAATCCTATCACATCTATTTACAATTCTTTGTGTAATATAATTATGTGTTTTGTTGTTCTTACTGAGGACTTTGATCTCCGTGCTGATCAATTTGAGATGGTCGTTTATGGAGACGATAATGTAATGGGTCTTGAAAAAGAAGGTATCAGATGTTCCGATTTAACACCCTTCTTCAAATCTCGATTTGACATGGATTACACTCATTTTTCCAAATCAGAGAATGAGTCACATGATACACTTAGTACCATTCGTTTCCTTGCTCGAGAATTTGTTAAAGATGGAACCAACTTTCGAGCTCCCCTAGAGCTTACAACGATTGTTGAATCCACATACTTTCTGTGGGGTTCTTCTGGGCATGATAAAGCTATGGTTTCCACAGCTCGTTCATTTTTCCTGGAGTTATCTCACCACCCAAAAGACGTTTTCGATAGCGTTTCTGAAAAGTTCTTGTCTCAAGTCAAACTAAGGATACCACGTCTTTATGAGGCTATAGCAGATGCAAAGGAAACTTATTTTGCATATTATGTCAAGTTTTACCACCCGAAGAAACGCCTTCAAGTAGTAATTACTAGCCAGAAAAACTCTTAAGTTAACTTTGCACCAGCATATGTTTGTATATAGTAGGAATACTTTAAATTTGTTTTAGTTAATAGTTGCTTCAGTAGTAAATTCAGATAACACGCAGTATACAGAGCGTGCAGTAAATGATGTAGGGATCACACAACAAGTACAACTTGGTTCATATCAAGATGCAGCACCAGTTGGATCCACAGTGGTAGGTAAAACCATCATGCAAGAAGTTCACGACACCACTAACTTTGAAACTTTCGATTTTAATGATACGTTGAATCGTGAATATTTGATTGACAGTGCTTTATGGACTACAGATATGGCTTCCGGTACTATTATCGGTCCATATTTGTTTCCAAAAGTTTTGTTTGATCAGCAGTTCATAAAAGACAAAATCAAAGATTTCAGATATTTTAAGGGAGGCGTGCGTTTCACAGTTCGTGTTGCTGCTAGTAAGTTTGTTTATGGCAAAATTGCAGTGGGATTTGAACCTATTTCGACAGGTTTATCTCTTTACCCAAATGTCTATCAACTTAGTGGTTCTCCACATGTCATTGTTTCTGCAAGCGCTTCTGAAGCTGTGGTTTTTGATGTTCCGTTCATTTCTATGTTTAGAGCAGTAGATTTAAGAAATTTTGATCCCGATGAGATTGGCCGTTTTACAATGATGGTCATGAATCCTTTGAAAGACATCACAGGTGCAGCTAATAATGCTAGAGTTTTGGTTACAGCACAGTTTCTCGAAGGACAGGTTTTCTTGCCTCATGATTTCGTTACTGAAAGTGGACGTATGTCTACTGTTAGTAAGGGAGCTGAAGGTAGAGCAAAATCCTCATCAGGTCATGTTGGTGCCACATTAGAAGATCCAGCAGCGTTAGCTAGTGGTTTAGAAGAAACTGCCATTGATAAAGTAACCGAATCTGTTTTTGGCAAGGGAGGTGAAACGGCAATGGCTGGTATTTCAGGTGCAATGTTTGGACTTTCCAAACCATCTTCAGTAGATATGTCACAAATTACCAAAATTAATCCTAATTCGGATATTAGTTATGGCAAGGGTGTTGATAAATCTACTAAGATAGCCATGGACCCAGAGAATCAGATTTCTACCGAACCTTTAGTTGGAGGGATTGGTCTTGACGAAATGAGTTTGGCTTACATAGCTCAAAACCCTATGCTGATCAATATTCAAGATTTCAATGATGATTCTCCTCCAGTTAAAATAGCAACGTGTGATCGTAATGATGTAAGGTTGTGTCATGTTGATTGGTTAAGTAGGCAGTTCAAATATGTTTCAGGTTCTTATAAGTTTAGGTTTTATATTACAGCTTCACTTATGCATGCTGTTCGCGCTGTCATCTACTTGTCTGACACGAATTCAGCTGCGTGGGAAAATTGTTACCATGTTGTCGTTGACATACAGGGTGATACTGAAGTAGAATTCACAGTGCCTTATATTGGCCACTCCGTTATGAAAAAATCTGGAGAGAATTCAGAATTTGGAATTTGGATGCAAATTTTATCTTGGTCTCAACCTGACATGGCAGCTGTGACACCCATATATGTGAATGTCTACAAAGCTGGTGCCGATGATTTCCAGTTTGGTTGTCTCCTTGAGAGTGCGTTTGTTACACAGGCTAACCCTCGGGAGGACTTTGCCAAACCATTTGAGCCTATACACCCTAGTTGTTTGGGGTATGCTCCTAAAAATTTGGTTTGTGGCGAGGAATACACAACTATGCGAGAAATTGTCCACAGGTACCATGCCTACTATCTCGTCAATAAGGATTATAGACAAGTTTATATCAAACCAATTGTTGAACCTGAAACGGCTCAGTTTGGTCTTGAGAAATTTGGCCTTATATTCCGTTTTTGGAGAGGTAGTATACGAGTTCGTGGTTTGACAAAGAATTGGTGTCCTACGGGTGCAGTTGGTGTCCAAATAGATACTGAGCAAGTTGTTGGTACGTCTATTGCTAATATGCAGCTACCTCAACTTGATGCAGAAATTCCTTTTTACACCAATGCGCTTATGAATCACAATTCTGCGCAGGCTGATGAAAGCGTTACAGGATATTCACTTAGATGCGGTAGTAATAATGCTTCCACTGAAGAGCTCGTTTTCTTACTTAAGTCAGCAGGTGATGATTTTTCTTTTCATTTCCTCAAAGCTCCCTCCGCAGGGTATTTCACTCCGGTGGTTTCACCGAGTGGGATACCAGGCCTTCAAGTCTTCCTTTCTTAGTTTTTAAGTTAGCAATTAAGCTAGTATAAGTAGTTTTGTAGACACGGGCGGGTCGTTACCGTAGACCTCATTCATGAGACATGGCCAAGCGCATCGGTTAGTATGCGTCGAGGGAGAGTTTAGATAAGCC